ACAAACGGCGAATCTTTAAATATACCCAAAATTGAGTTTTTCAAATCTGAAGATTAACGATAAATTCAAACCCTTAATTCAAAACAAGGATTGTAGATATTTTGTACTTACTGGTGGGCGTGGGTCCGCCAAGTCATTTACGGCAACTTTGAGCGAAGTGATCAATACATTTGATTCAAACTACAGATGTTTGTTTACAAGGTACACAATGACCTCAGCACACATATCAATCATTCCTGAATTTATTGAAAAAATCGAACTACTAAACCTTTCGGGAAAGTTCCGGATCAATAAAGCAGATATCCAAAACAAACTAACAGGGGCGGATATTATTTTTCGTGGTATAAAAACCTCCTCAGGTAATCAAACTGCAAACCTCAAATCATTGCAGGGTGTTTCTACTTGGGTGATTGATGAAGCTGAAGAGATTGTTAGTGAATTTATATTTGATAAAATAGATCTTTCAATAAGAAAAAAAGGAATCCAAAACAGGGTATTGCTGATCTTAAACCCAACCACAAAAGAGCATTGGATTTATAAACGATTTTTTGAAAGCAAGGGGGTTAATGCAGGTTTTAACGGGGTGAAGGGAGACACATGTTACATACATACCACTTACAAAGACAACATTAAAAACCTAGATGAAAGCTTTATCTTAAGCGTAGAGCAAACCAAAAAAAACAACCCTAAAAAATACGAACATCAAATCCTAGGGGGGTGGCTAGATAAAGCTGATGGCGTTGTGTTTGATAATTGGAAAACAGGTGCGTTCAATCCTGACAACTTACAAACTTCATTTGGTCAAGATTTTGGTTATTCTGTTGATCCAACAACTTTGGTAGAGGTGGCAATTGATCGAAAGAAAAAAATAATTTATTTAAAAGAACACCTTTACAAAACCAAACTAACCACCTCTCAAATAGCTGAAATCAATTTGAAAGTAGCTGGAAGGAAGTTGATCGTTGCAGATAGTGCAGAGCCTAGATTGATAAACGAGCTAGCACAAAGAGGTTGCAATATACATCCAACCATAAAAGGGCCCGGCAGTATATCTGCTGGGGTAGAAAAAATGAAAGACTTTCTTATTATTGTTTGCCCTGAAAGTAAAAACATATCCAAGGAATTAAATAACTACATCTACGCGGAAAAAGGTTCAAATCTTTATGTTGATAAATACAACGACGCAATCGATGCTGCACGATACAATGTATCTTTTCACCTATCAGGAGACTATGGAATAATATTGGCTTAATTTCAGCCGTTTTTTTTTAAAAAGATAACAAAAAAAGCATTTTTTCGTTTTGTTGTTATGAAAATCACACTACCTGAACATATCGGAGAAATTACCTTGGGACAGTACCAAAAGTATATTGCACTAGATAGCGAATTGTTGGAGTTTGACAAAAAGAAAAACGCTGTTTCAATCTTTTGTAATTCAAGCCTTGAAGTAGTTGAAAAATTCCCAGCCAAAGAAATCGAATCCTTTGATCTGCAAATACAAAAAGCACTTACCCAAACGGTAGAGTTTCAATCTAAGTTTGAAATGAACGGCATTAAATTTGGTTTTCACCCGAATTTAAATGAAATGAACGGAGCGGAGTGGAGTGAATTATCTAAGTACAAAGAAGAAGTGTCTAACTATCACAGGTTCATGGCTATACTATTTAGACCTATTCTTAAAGAAGACAAAAACGGAAATTACTCAATCATAGAATACAACGGCACAAGCAAATTTTGCGAGGTCATGAGGTCTATGCCGTTAAGTGTAGCAGAAGGGTCAAGAGTTTTTTTTTTGAATTTGACAAAAGAATTAGAAGCCTATATCCTCAAATTTACGATCAGGGAACAGTCGAGGGTTTCCAAGCTTTAAAATACTTTAAAACGTGGGGTTGGTACGCTACATTCGTAAACCTAACCGACACAACAGAGGGGGGGACTGGTGATATTTTAAAAGTTGAAAAGGTTATGAAATTGGGCATTCATGATATTCATGTTTTTTTGTCTCATAGAATAGAAAAACAGAACTTGATGGCAGATATAAGAAAACGAAAGACGACATGAATCAGTATAGCGAATTATTAAATTACATAAAGGCAATAGCTGAAAAAGATCCTTTTGTGAATACGATCACGCAAGGGGAAATTAGCGACTCTTTTTTAAACAAAGCAGATATCTACCCCATGCTACATATTGGCGTTGATGCTGGTTCTTTTACAAATGGTAGCATGATAGTTTTTGACGTGGTTTTAACTTGCTTACAACAGAGAGATACTAACAAAGAAATTGTAAACGATAAATTCTTTTTGAATGATAACGAGGTGGACAATCACAATGAAACCCTTTCAAGTTTAAACAGAATTTGGGCAATCATGTATGATGATTTGTATCATCGGAATATCAGATCAAGCGAAAACCCAACCTTGCAAAAAATAACAGATGAAAAAGTTGACCGCCTAGACGGGTGGCAGTTGACTTTTAATGTAGAGCTACCAAACAAAACTATAAATTTATGTGAGGGTGAAATCTAACGTAGAGCAGGAATTTAATTTATTTGGAAAACGTTTTGTAAAGCAGGCTAGAACTGTGTTAACTAAAAAAGGAAAAAACACAACCAAAGAGCTTTACAATTCTATAGGCTACAAGTTTAAAAAGTCGAAAAACAGTATCGAGATTTCTTTTTCAATGAAAGACTATGGAAAATTTCAAGACTTAGGAGTTAGGGGAAAAACTAGCTCAAAAAAAGCCCCACAAAGCCCCTTTAGGTTTGGAAGCGGTAATGGAAAAAAAGGGGGGTTAACGGACGGGATAAATAGATGGGTAAAAAAAAGAGGCTTTCAGTTTAGGGACAAGGCAGGGCGTTTTATGAGTTATGATAGTACCGCTTTTTTAATCACTAGAAGCATTTACCAAAAAGGAATAAAGCCTACAGGTTTTTTTACTAGACCTTTTGAGTTGGCTTTTAAAAAGTTGCCTGATGATATTGTAACTGCATATGGTCTTGATTTGGATAGGTTACTTAAAACAGCATTGAAATGATAAAAACAAGAAGCACATATTTGCTAGAAGTTGGCTTGGATGCAATATTTAATACAATTATTGAATTATATGTTTGGAAAGGAGATTCAGGTTTAAAGCCAGACTTTCCAGCGTACACTATTACAGACAAAAACCCAGCACTTGATACTACAAGAAAAATAAACCTTTCAAATTTGCTAAATGATTTTATCGAGTTTGTACCATTTTCAAGCGTTTCGACTGGGTTGGTTAATAATTCAAACAGCTTAAATATCGTAGTCGACCGAACTGTTGACGGAATCACAACCCCCATACTAACCGAAGTAGGGGTAAAGGGGTTTTATTCAGCAATAGAGGGCGTGAATGTAGGTTTGCCAACAAACAAGATACTGGTAGCGGGCGACTACATGAAAGCAAGCAAAACAAGCTCCGTTTTAATTCCTTTGAATCCAAACGGAACAAATGTTCAAATTATATCAAGTCCAAACAGTGAGATTAATTTAGACCTTACGGTTGCCACTTCAACAGATACGGCTGACTACTTTAAAAGTGTTTGGGTTAACTGTAGCGACCTGACCAATGATAACGAAATAACAATCACTTATAACGGTGAAAGTTATTTGATTGAAGTGGTAGAGGAGTGTAAACATGAGCCAGTAGATATTTTTTTTGTAAACAAAGAGGGTCAGTTTCAATCTTTCACATTTTTTAAAGAGCGAAAGGAAAGCAGTAAAACAGACCGTGAGACATACCGAAGGGCGGGCGTAACGGTATCAAATGGAGATCATCAATATATTGACTATAACATCAATGGCAGGTCTAGTTTTAAAATAAACAGCGGTTTTGTAGAGGAGAATCAAAATGAGGTGTTCAAACAAATGCTTTACAGTAAAAAAGTATGGCAGTACAAAAATTCAAATTTCATTCCTTTGAATCTAAAAACTTCAAGCCTAGAATATCAAAACACCATCAATGATAAATTAATAAAATATACCATAGAGTTTGAGTATTCTTACGATGATATTAACACGCTATGATAGTAGACCTATTTATTGAAAATCAAAAGCTTGATTTGTTTGGAGATGAAAATATTCAAATTACCTCAGCGGTTGCGGATATTTCAGATATTACCAAAAACTTAACAGACTACTCACGCGATTTTACTGTACCAGCATCGAGTGTAAATAATAGAATTTTTAAGCATTATTATAATGCAACGATTGATAATACTTTTGATGCAAGAGTAAAGGCAAATGCAAGTATTTATTTAAACGGCGTTTTGTTTCGGTCTGGGAAAATACAGCTGAACAGAGTACAAATAAAAAAAGGGAATCCAAGTTCTTACACGCTTTTTTTCTTTGGAAACTTGCTTGATCTTTCTAGGAAGCTAAAAGGTTTTGAGTTAAAAGAATTAGACTTGTCAGCTTTTGACCATCCATTTATAGGGTCAAACATAAAAACAGGGCTAGAAAGTAGTTTGTTTTCAGGTGATTTAATTTATTCTTTATTCTACAAAAAACAGCTATCCTACAATTCGGATGTGGCTGACAATACTGACACCGAAGAGCTAACAAACATAGCCTATCAGGGAGGTGCTGGCTCAAACGGGGTTCAATTCAATTTTTTAAGACCTTCAATAAAAAATATAAGAATCATTGAAGCCATTGAAGCATTTACTGGCATCACATTCTCGAGGGATTTTTTCGGTAGAAGTGAATTTGCAGATACTTTTTTATGGGCGAATAACGGCTCAACTCAAACAGCAGGGGGCGGATCTGTTAGACCTATTTACGACGGTGGAGACCTAACTTACATAGACCCCATTACTCAAATAGGTAGTTTTACAACCGCATACTCTTCTCATCCTATTTCTTCTTTTTTTTCTTTTCCTGTTCCACAGCCAGCAGGAACATTTTTTCGTGTTTTTTTAACTTTTACGATTACGCCTAGCGTAGGATTTGAATCAACTCCTTACGTAGTTAAATATTATAGAGATG